TAAGCCCCCCGCGCTCACGCTAGTCGCTACATATCGTCACACGCTTCGACATCATCCCCCAGACTAGTCTCCACCGGATCGGGCCCCTCACCCGCGGCGTAATACATTCCCTCGTGAGCTGGCTTGTCAGGGCTTATCTTAAGCAGGTATAGCTCCGGTAGCTGACGAAACAAGTCGTTAACCCTGCTCGCAAGCCCATCGTACGCTACGCACTCGTCTTCGTCCTCGTCTTCGTCCTTGTCTTCGTCCTCGTCTTCGTCCTCATCTTCATCGCCAGAGTAATCTATGTCATCTATTGCTTGCGCCAGAGCCTCCGTTGCATCCTCAACCCCACACATGTCAACAAGATCAGTCATCGCGCCGGCGATAACAATCTCAAGATTAGCGCTCCATGCCGGATTCCCGCCGCACACTAACTTGCCAAAAGTATGAACTGCCACTAGATCATGAATTAGCCTAGCAAGAGCAGTAACCGGATCAGGTGGCTCAAACTCATCCATCTGAGAAAGGCTAATAGCATACATGCCCTTAAGCAGGTTAAGAGCATCCTGCGATACCGCCACGCTGCAAGCATGGGTGTCGCGATCGTTGGTCTGATGTAGATCCATCTATATCTCCCTATGGGTTGATATCGTCGAGCGCACGCGCGACGTTAATGGTAAACACCGAGCTGCGCCTAATGTTCGTCGGCGGTGCCCCGTGCATCTTCGCCGGCGGGATTGTAACCGTAATCTGACCGCAATAATACCCCAGCCACGAGTCGTGCACCATTAAATCATACGCCACGATACTATCCGACAAAACCGTCATTTGAGCATCAGCCACAATAGGGTATTCGTCATCAATATTTCGCTGAATGCGTAGCGTAACGTTAGTTGCGGGATCAGTCAGCGCTACAACCTTCGAGCCGTCCTGATTAAACAGCTCAACACGCCACTGAGCGTTTTCGCCTTGGTATAGCGTGCTGCTTAGAGGCCTCGCAATAATCATGACTCCTCCTTAACCGCCGATATATCGGTGTTCTCCACGATTATATCGCTTAGACCGTTTGTCACGTCACGCTGCTCCACCATGCGATCTCCGCGCAATAAGTGTGCCGCAACCACTTCCGGGCTCTCTAATAACATAGACGAAACCGAAAGCGCTAGCCACTCTAGGGCACGACGGCTATCATCAATAGCGTCCCGGTAGGATGTGTATTGCGTAACATGTCCACCAGTCACTAAGCCGTCATCCCCCGGCACCGCCTGATCTATCTTTTCACACCACTGCAGAATATCTAGGAGGCGAGTGGCTACGCTCCGCACGTTTTCTGATTGTCTCTTGTGGTCCGTTGTCATGCTATCGCCTCCTTACAGCAGCAATATATGTTATCCTTCTCCGCGTGTCAATACCCCCCTGATTGCGGTATAAACAATACGGAGCAACCAAACCCTAAAGGAGGAATCATGAAGAAGGCGATAATCTTCAGCACCATCGTCGGGGCCCTCATGGTGGGGGCCGTGGTCCTGGCGTGGAGGCGCAAGCTTGCCGCCTCTGCGTAGCTGGTCGCGCCTCATCGACGGACTGGTGGTGGCATACTACCCGCCGGTCCCCGAGAAGGAAGCCGACAGCGCGGCATCCGAAATGCCGTCAATCGCCATCCTCGTCCCCGAGAATCACAAAATCCTCGAATTCGGGGCGAGGAAGCGAGAGGAGTTGCTGGGGCATCCCATCACGCGCTACATCAAGCATGAGGGTGTGGCGTGTTGGATAATGCCCGACGCGCTGCGCGTGTACTACCATCGCGATTGGCTCCAAGGGCTTAACCACGAGGAGCGCCTCGAGGCCGTCTGGGCGGAGGCGGCGCACCTGGTGCGGCAACTCAACCGCATCAACGACGAATCGTGGTGGGAGCGCGTTAGGGCAGCCAAGGCCGCCCTCGAGGATGTTCTAAACGAGATCAACAGGCCCCCTCTATGAGGGGGCCCCCCACTTCACAATGTTATCATCCAGCAGCGCAACCCCGTTTATTGTTTTTACTAACTCCTCAGAAGAGATATCGCCAGGGATGCCGGATGTCTTAATCGCAACAGACGCCTTTCCGGGCAATACCATAATCCAATGCGGCGAACCGGTTAACACCGCAATGGCATTAGCCAGCCCCGATATAGCCTCGCGAGAGCTTAGCCACACCACAACGTCATAATGCCGCATCGACCGGATTGCGTCCAGCGTGGTCGGCCACGAGATTGTATCTTCCGCGTTGAGCACTATGTCAGCGTCGCATGCCTCTGTTTGCGACAGGTTTGCGACAGTGTTTGCGACATACGCCATCCCAATCGTCGTGACGGAAGTCTTGCCCGGCAACTCAAGATCGGCTTCGACAATGTCACTGCGCCTGACCCCATGCGCCAAAATGCAAGCCACGGAGACAATCGATAATATGGGTGAAGACGCGAGTGTGTTTTCCCTTCTAACTCCGCCAGTCTTCACCGCGCGTCCGCCTATGGCTTGCTGGATAGGTACGCTGCGCCTAATGATCGGCATGGTTGTAGGATAACGCAAGTAGGTAGGAGTTGATAGAATGCCGTCTGAAGGTGAATTCTGCGACATGTTAATCCCCCAAAGGCAGATATATACGGTTGAGATTGCTCTCCACCATCCGGAAACGAGTTTCGTTTGAAGCATCTCGCTCACTATCCGGCACCGATCTGCGATAGTGATGCATGTTGAGCGATACGTAACGATCCATGCCTAAAACGTCATAACACCCCGACACTAAGCGTCTGCCGCCAGGGGCTAGACCGGCACGCTGATTGCGCAGCGTCCAATCGACGTGTTCGTGCGAAAACCACCCGAAACGCTCAGAGTCAAACGCCCCGACGCGGTCAATACACTGCTGATCAAAAGTGATCAACGCACCCTGTATGCGACTAGGACGCCAGTTGACCAGAAACACCCCGTTGTCCAGCCTCAGATCGTTGACGGGGTAGAGATTAGCTATAATCCGCTTCTCGAGATCAGTGTCCATAAAAACGAAATGACTCCACGGGGTCAGCTTATATGCTGCAAGATAAGCCTCATCCCAACCCGGCTTGAACAATAGATCGTCGTTGGCAATCACGCCAAGCCCCGATAGGCCGTTGAAGTATCTTAGAATGCGATTGCTCTGCTCTGCCACTCCCCCGCGCTGAGGGTTGTCTAGTATCTCGACCCCGTAAGTATCATTAGCCCACCCCAATATGTATCGAGCGGCCTCGGCGGAATTGTCGTCACTGACCACTATGCGATAGTCGATATGTGGGCTTTTGGATTCCATCAGCGTTTTAATCGTGGTGCGCAGCATCTCCGGACGGTTGTAGGTAATAATGCCAACGCACAACTCATCACGCACCGCAGTGGGACGATATAAGCGGTGCGGCCATATCTCGGCGTGTAACGCGGCTTGATGCGTCCGCTGATCCGACACCTGCAACAACTCCGACGCACGGCTTATTGAGCCGAGAGACACTGATGCACCAACCAGTTTTTGGCTAATATCTTTGGTATCACCCAGTATCCACTCCGCACGCGTTTCCGTACCCGCACGCCATTGCTTCGGCATGTTGTCGGTATTGCCCAACACGATTAGGCATCTCGAGTATCCGCACAGCGATAGAGCATAGCCCAGCCAATACTCTTCACGCGCCTTAAGCGTGGAATGCGTTATAACTTGCGCGTGTAATCCTTGAGCTTCGGCCGCTGCACGGTATGCCGTGACATCTCCAGACACAACCACTACGCTAATGCCGTCCGACTCGGGTTGCCCATGATTAGCCAAACTGCGCCTCACCCTGTCTATGCGCCACTCCCACCCCTGAGGCCTATTCACCACGGCGCGGAATAGCTCTGTATTCTTTTTGCGCAAAGCCTTATTAGCAGCATCCGGAGACTCGGCGTGGGGCTGATGATATAAAACAATATGCGGCAAGAGTATAAGGTCAATCAGGCCCAGCCTGGACAAGTAATTCAGCCGCTCGACAAACTCCTGCTTGTTGCCGCCCCAGCCGATAAAGCGTTCGTCAAAGCCCCCTAGATCACGCCACATCCAAGTCTCGATGGTCGGGAAGTTCTCCTGCACGCTGCGCACCTTAATCGCCCGACACTCGCGCAGCTTCTCGATGTTGATTTCTGAAAAAGAGCTAAAAATACGATTCGACAGCGTAGCGCGTGTTAACAGGCCTCCTAGACTGAGCTTGTTTTCCATGTAGTCAGCGCTGATTTTGTGCCATTCAGACAGGGAGTTCTCAATACGCGCCAATCGCTGAAATATAGCGGCGTGTCTGCCGTCAGCCAACGCCGAACGATGCGCGGCCAGTATCTCACTTAACGCCCCGGGAGGCAATAACATATCGGCGTCATTGATCATCATCAGCGGTGAAGTGCATAACGAACACGCTAGATTGCGCGCCGCATTGCGGCGGACTGATTCCTTAACGTCGCCTAGCGCTTCGCACTTCACTTCAAACTCGGGGGATATGATATCAATGACATGCTGAATGGGATCTATGCTCACTCCATCCACGCCGAGGCACACCTCGAATTCACTTGCCGGCAGCGTTTGATGCGTGAGCGATCTCAGCGTCCCCATTAGGTTGTGGACTCTGCTCTCCGAAACGGGCATGATGACGCTAATCTGTGGCAATGCGGCTCCTAGCGTAAAACGTTGTGTTATGTGTTATAAACATAACGGTACGTTGGGGTAATGTCAAGTAGACAGAAAGGAGCTACCATGGCCCTAATATCAGTAGGATGCGGATGGGCGCTGGCAATGCTGGCGCTATACGCATCAATACTTGTTCCCGGACACGCCGTAATAGCCTTCGTCACCGGGGTGATGGCTATCATCCCTATCGGAGCCGCCATGCTGATGCAAGATCCACTCGATAGACGCTCGCCGATGTGGATCGCCGCAGGGTGGATACTGGGATTGCTCGTCAATCGGCTACTCACTCCGGGGCTCGAGAGGTACGTTCCTATGGCTCTATACGGTAGCGCAGCTAGCTTTGTGCTGGCTATCGCGCTACACTACATAGAGCGCGGAGTGCCATCGCGATGCCCTGTGTGCGGCAGCAAGTCGCAGCTGCACTCTCAGTTGGAGATGGCATATCGCCAACACGCTCCGTATGTCTTGATTGACTACGGAGAGAAGATATGCCCAACTTGCGAGGCACGTCTACTCAATGCAGCACACCGCCAGGTGTGTGCAAGTATAGAGGAACGCCTCGCGGCGATCTCTCCACGGGAGGAGGAGGAGAATCTCACCCTGCGAGAACCAACCCCGCCACCTCCTAGGTTGATCCGTGAGGGATCGTCAAAACCGGAGAAGACATGCGATACGTCATCATAGCACTTTTGTGCGCGTCGCTAGCAGGCGCGGATGTGGTCCTATCATCCGAACACCTTAGCGACGCCGTGTGGATCGACGAACTGCTATCGGATAGCCTCCACGCGACGGTGACCATCACGGATGACAACATCCACGTCACCATGGATCAGCCATTCTGCGTGGATTATGGCTATATCGCTATCGACAATATCACAACTGCAGTCATAGCAGGCATGTTATATGCCGACTGGAGTTGCGATACCTGCACAATACAGTTCGGCGACATACTCCTGGCGATACCATTCGAGGCGATACAGCGCTCAGACATGTTAAGGGCGCTGGGACACTCCCATATCTACGTGGTTAATGAGCTGCTAGCACGGGCGACTCTTTTTGTGCGATGATCTACCGCTGGGGCGTTGTCCAATTGGCAGGACGCAGGACTTTGGATCCTGTTGGTGGAGGTTCGAGCCCTCCCGCCCCAGCCATCACTCCCAATCGCCCTCCCCCAGTCTGGTATAAATGAAATGGAGGGAGGGACTGGAGGTAGTCCCAATGCCCATCTCAGATAAGGCAGAGCGGCTCATAAGGGTCGCCGTGGCCTGGGGCATAAAATCCCTCGTCGGCGAGCACAAGCTCAACGGCACGGCAGTATCACGGTCGTGGAATCGAACCGCATACGACGTGCAGCATGGCGTGCCCGTCGGCGTGCAGAATTCCCTGGTGGAGGAGCGCATAGAGCGCGTACTACGCGACTCTAACCTTCTGCCAGGGGACTGCGCTGAAATGCAGCGCAGGATTCACAACGCGGAAGCGTGTGCGCAGCGTTTCCGCGGAGAAGATCAGGAGGAGACATGAGCAGGATAGCCCTAGCAATGTCTCCCCTGCTCTATCGCCTAGGCGACTGGAAAGCCGGCGCGAGGGCGATAGAGGAAGCCGGCCTCTCCCCGGACGGCCTTGCAGTCTTGGGAGAGGACAAGGGAGCCCAGTTGGTGGCTGAAAAGCTGGGCATCCCGGCGCGTGCGTTCCCCGTCGACTGGAATGACGGAACGTACGCGGGTATGATGCGGAATATAGACCTTCTGCATCATGCCACGGCCTTGGTGGTGGTCTGGCTTGAAGACACGCCGAGCATTCGGCATCTCATCGAGCAAGCCCACCGCAGGGGCATCCCCGTGTGGATAACCAACTACTACACGGGATTGAAGGACTCAATAGCCCCCAAGGCGGGGGCGCAGTGCGCGGACCTATTCGCGAACGTTTAAGGAGGCTCGAAGGGACTATGTCCCTCACCCCAGCCACCTGGGGCTCCATCAAGAGCGAGTTTAACTAAACGGCAAGGGGCGGCGCAAGCCGCCCCTAAGCCACCCTGTTGTTTTTTAGAGTCTGCAGACCCGGTCGAGTCTGGGCATTATTTTTTATCTCACCCCTCGCGGCGGCTGATTCACGTTAAACATCCTACGGAAGAATGCACGCATCTTGTCAAGAAAGGTCTCTTTCTCGTCTACCGGATCCAGCATGGTAGCCCGCAACGCAGAACGAGCCTTGGAGCGAACAACATTCTGCGACAGCGGGCCGAAAAACTCCTGATATATGGCAAGCTTTAGCCGAGATCCATCATGCATGTCATCCCTCCCAAGTCATCTTTTTTATTATATCATCCCAGGCTAAAGCGTCAAGCAAACGCGGAACCCGCGTAATGGCCCACGAGAGGCCGTAGAATCGATTTTACGCATCGCATGGTATCACTACACCAAAACGGGAAGAAAACCCCAAATATCGCACGCTAGGCTACGGAATGGCTACGCCTACGAACGCTGTCGGGCCGTTGCCGCCATGGACCGACCATTGCCAGCCAAAGCCTAGGCGTAACGCAGACGACCAACGAGGAGCTAAGTCGGCAGTTACCCCCACGCCAAGGCTTATGTCACGCGTCTCGCCGGGTTGCCATAACTCTATGTCAACTAGCGGGGTCAGCGGGTGAATGTGCGTTACTCCTAGGAAGTTATTAACGTAAACATGCTCCAGAGCACAAGTCGCACCCCGAAGAGATGGGCCGAAGACGACCGCCGGATCAAAACCCCATCGCGGATAACTAATCCTGGGAGCGCCTAGGGAGTCAATCCATATCCTCCCGCGGCCGTGATAGCCGCCTATATCAAAGCGATGCAGCGCAAATAGCGTTGAATCAACCCTAAACTCCAGTTCGATATCTCCATTGGGATAAATCGTCCCTCCGGATACTTGAGATACCGGCGGGGGAGTCTTGTATCTGATAGTCGCTAGCGGTTTAGACTCCACCTCTGCATGCGTCCACCAGGATGGCTTGGTAAATACCGGCTCGACACGCTCTATGATACTCCCCGCGATGAGCTCGTCCAGCATACCGCGATTACACTTCACGTGCGTTGCCATAAAAAATACACCAATAGCTATGGCGCATATCAGCAGGATGCGCTTAAGCTTCATCGCGCCTGGTTTACCAAACCTGCCTAAACCACAGCAGGGTTGGAAGGCTGCCTTTCTTCAGCCATATTTTCACAGTTCATCCAAGATCGCCCGATTACGGGTCTTACATCCTGTCCCTGTGCGTTTAGAGAGTCCGTGAACCCACTCCGGCCTCTTATGATATTCAATGCTTGCCGTTCTATATTCAAAGCCGCGTTCAAATCTCGATCTACAACATAACCGCACTCACAAATGAATACTCGATCATTTAGCGTCAAGTCATCTTTGATAGCTCCACACGCAGAACACAGGCGACTGGATGGGAAGAAGCGGTCAACCTCTACCAATTCACCGCCGTACCATTCCGCCTTGTATTGCAACTGTCGCTTGATCTCACCAAATCCGGCATCTGCGATTGACAGAGCCATGCGATGGTTGCGTAACATTCCTGCCACGTTGAGATCTTCTACGCCAACAATTCGGTAGGTTTTCGCAATCTCGGTAGTCATCTTGTGCTGGTAGTCTAATCGTCGGTTTGCTATCTGCCGGTGAAACCTTGCCAGCTTTCGTTTAGCGCGATTCCATCTACCGCTTCCCTCTTGACGGCGAGATAGCTCACGATTCAAGCGCCTTAGCTTTCTAAGTTCTGATCTCAAGAGCTTTTGGTTTTCAAACTCTCTCCCATCACTCAGTACAGCTAACGTCTTCACGCCTAAGTCTACCCCAACCGACTTTTGCAGATGCTTGTGTCCTGGCGGCCCTCCCTCTACGTTGATAGCGGCATACCAACAACCTGCATCTTCGGAGATCGTAACCGACTTAATCTCGCCATCAAATCGCAGTTCTTCTGCCATATTGATTGGTTCATTTAGCTTTTCCAACTTGAGCCAATGACCATCGGTGCTAACCCGTGACCCGTCCATTCTGAAAGATAACTTTGACCGCTTCTTAGATTTGAATTTGGGATAGCCCTTTTTGCTATCTCCGTTTTTGCACCGCCGAAAGAAGTTTCTGAAGGCATTATCAAGGTTGCGGAAACCGGTATCAACCGCACACTTGGTTACTTCATAAGACCAGGAAAACTGTTCGTGTCGAATGGCGTTGAATTGCTTTTTCAGAATATAAGCCGATGGCCTCTCCCCAGATTCGTATTGACGTTGCCATTCATCCAGGCCCCAGTTAAAAACAAATCTCGCCGTCCCACAAGCCTGGCGCAGATATTTCTCCTGTTCAGGCGTTGGATTCAATCGAACCTTATGCGCTCTCTGCATCGGAGTTTTCCTTGCGCTTGCGACCGCCTCGCGCTCCATAGATTCTCGAACTAAAACTTACAATGATAGTTAAGATGTCCTCGACCAATTCTTCGTGTTCACTTTTCCCTTCTACTTGTTCAAGGACTTCTATCGTGCAACCCACACCTTTGAAAAAACGCTCAATGGTTCGGAATCCGAAGCGGGTGAGCCTATCTCGGTGTTCGACTACAACCTTTTTAACTTCGCCCTTGCAAGCAGCGTCTATGACCTTGAAGAATTGGCGGCGGTTATCGTTCAGGCCAGAGGCAATCTCAGAGCAATCGAGAACGATGCGGTAGCCACGCTCTCTGCAAGCCTCGATAAGTCTCTCGTGTTGGCGGGTAAGATTCTCCGCTTGCTTTTGCGTGCTAACTCTTGCATACAAAGCTACATCTTTCTCTGTGACAGTAACTCCATCTGATACAGACAACAGGGCCTCAATCTCTGCGCTGTCATATCTACGGTGCCCACCAACAGTGCGATGGTCAGTCAGCTTTCCATCCCTGAGCCACCGATGCAAGGTGGTCTTGGAAAGTCTGTAGGTCTTCTCTACTTCCGATTGCCTTAACAGCATCCGTCATTACCTCATTCAGCCAGTTTTCGTAGTCCTGTTTGTCAGGCAAGGTCTCAAACGGTGGATCAACTTCAAGCCGTTCGCCATTGACCACCACGAAATCCTCACCAATCTCGTCTACAGTATACATCATTTTTATCTCCTTGTCAAGTGGTTTGTTCAGGTTTTAGGAAGAAAAGTCAATTATTCAGAAACTGCTCGCGCCTCCTTGACTAACGCAACGCTGATGTAACCACTGGCATAATACTCCTCACCCTCAGCACCGTCAAGGCTGAAGGTAATAACATCATCAGCGGCTAGGGGAATGGGGGGCGGGGATTGAGTCCTGCTATTATTATACACAAACTTCACCTCCACCGCCGTTGCCTCGCCGTTTTTGGTTGCTGTTATGTAAGCTGGTTGGCTAGGCTGCGGTGCCACGTATCTATTGACAAACACCACTTCGGATAGCATCCAGCCGTCTCCCGGGGCGCGGAATGTGGCTATCTCAGAGTTATCCCACCACGTCTGTCGGCCGTAGTTGGGGGAAATACCACCACTCTGAGGATAAGAGTAGTAATGCCACCAGGTGTCGGTGGTAGTAAGGTCCGGATGATACCACCCATACGTCTCCGTCCACCCGAAGTCTGGGCCGAGGTTGAGGTGTATCCAGGTCACGCCTGTGCGTGTCAGCTTGCTCGATGTCATCGACGCGGTTACCCTGCCGGGCAATACCGTGCGTGATCCCAGGAGGATTAAACGGCTCGAGCCCATCGGGGTGTAGCGCACTCGCGGATAACACCCGCCATCATCAGTACCCGGAGGGGTAAGGTCACGCTCTGCGTGTGGGGGTAGAATCGCCGGATCAAGGCTGTGGCTGATGCTGCCGTCACGCGCCCAGATTTGCGTGTAAGCCCTGGCGGTGGCTTCTTCCACGTCTGCACCCTCACTACGACTAATACACGCAGCAATCAACACTCCATGCGTGCCCGGGTCGGCTACCGCCTCTAGAGTAGTGTCAATAGTTGCGTCCAAGACGCCAACGGTTAGCTGCCCCAAACCCTCTCCAGCGGAGGCAATGCGACTATCGTTGCGGTCCTGGGCGACACCTGCTCCGCGCACGTTATCCCCTGCGAGGCCAGGGACGAAGACATGGCCCCTGAGTGGGCCCCAGTGGGCTGAAGAACGCTCACGCCAGCCGAGGCCCGACCTGAGCAACAATAAGTAAACAAACGGGCTAATCTCAGGCATGGCGCTAAAACTTAGTCCCATCCCGGCTGAATCGTCGTTGTGTATCGCGGAGCGGCTTGCGTTGCCGCATGGCTGAGTTGAATCGTCGATAAAGCCGTGATATAGAGTCTTCATGGTCGCCAAGCCGCCGATACGCGGATCTAGCGCAGAAGACGAGCGATATTGCCTAGCCGACGCACGGCGATCTATCAGAACTGGATTACCGTCAAGCGGGTTTTTTATCTCTGCTATCAATAGATCATTAACGGCCACAGACGTTGCGCCGGAGTCTATTAGATACAGCCTAACTCCATCGCGGCGGAAGCCATATGCTGCATCATTCTCGCCATACCCATCCGCCTTATCTAACCTGACGTGCCGCAGCGGTTGATAAGCTAACATCAAAAACTGAGCATTATCGCTGCGCGGGATTGCAATCGACACGGTAGAACTATCGCCGCGGAAGACTTCTCCATTGGGGAAGATTACGTCACCCGACAGCATGGCCACCATGCATTCCCCCGAAGAGCTTGTCGCGGCAGAAGTAGCCAGATCGGGCTTAAAGGCATTGCCGATAAATCCGCCGCCCAACATAGCAACACGCAATGTATCCGCCACGTTAGCGTTATTGAGCGATTGCAGAATAGACAGACTATCCGGGATGGATATCGCTAGCTTGTTTACATGATTGTATCTATTCATGACGCCCAATTCCATCCGTCATCGACATAAAGCATCACCGACATCAGATATGGGCGGCACTCATTGCCTTCTATCTTAAGCTCGAGCAGATTCGCCGCAGGGACAGCCCTCACTGGATCAAACACGACATAAGCCCTACCGGTGTTGCCGAAATTAAGCAAGGGAACCGTCGCGCCATCACGCACCAGGCTAATAGTGCCACCATTAGGAATTAGGTGATTGTCGTCAGGATCTGAATTCCCCCACATCATCTCGCCATCCGCGTTACAGCCCTTAGGCATGCAGCATGATACTCTCGATATGTTCATCGCATGCGTGTCGGTCCAGGAGGCTATAACTGTCGAAGTCGAGCCGTTGGGGATTATCATGTTGGTGGCGTTAATTGTAATGATCCTTTCCGCGCCTGAGCTTATGCCGCCTGGAGAACCGCTGCCCCACTGGCGCACGCTAGGCGTGGTGTCGCATAACACTATTTGGCCTAGCCAGTCGATAACCCTAACCTGCACCATGTAATACGGATTGGTCGGCACAATGGTGTGATATACCGCATTAGCTGGCCCTTCGTAGATAAGATTACCGCGCTCGGCAATTGTGTCGGCCGGAGATGAAGGCTGACTGCTCCACTCGCGGACAAATACTTGGCAAATATACGGCCCCTCAGTGAGTCCGCTTATCACGGGGCGTATTTTGATTACGTTTTTTGCCGAAAACGGCTGCGATATATAGACATCGAGAGCGGGCCTGGTGGACTCGTCTATTGTCTCACGACGCGCCCCGCCGCGGATTGGCGGCAGCGTGACGGGAAGAGCGATTCTCTGCGCTATTGTGTCGTCAACCTCTGTTATCGAAACCTCATATCTAGTCCCATTGGCACACGGCAACGCCACCTTAACACTCGCCCCATCAGTCGCGGGGTGATGAAATACTTCAGTATCTATGGCCCGCTCGGGTATGGGCTTGCCGCCCAAACCAAGAGGGGTGGCGCGTACCTTGTAATATGCTATCCCGCCCACGCGTTCGGCCTTCTCTACAGAGGGGGCTAGCCAGCTTAGACACAACACCGCGCCGGATACGTCACATGCAACGTTACCCTCATGGTCGAGGGGCACGCTAGCGCCATTGAGTATGTAATTATCCGGCCGCAGCTGCGCTAAGCACGTGGTGCGCAAATTAACGTCGTCAAATGCAGATAGCGCAACGTCGTCATTGTAACAGCTGCTAGTCAGCTCAAGGCGGTAGTTATTGCTGACGTTGGTCATCCGCCACGCGCCAGCGACATCCTCCAGCTCGCATATGACCAGTTCCCCACCACTAGTATCGCGGATTTCAATCGCCGCAGTATCGCGAGTGGCTACATCAACTGAAGTGACCGCCCCGCTGCCGGCTTTGTGGTCATAGGGATGCGAATCGACAGTGGCGTGGGTCAATACGACATATAAGCGACTTGTTTCGCCAGGCTCGGGAAGCTCCATCTGCACGACTTGATTGGTGATGCGTGGGATGAAGACGCTGTAATCCTTAAACACCGCACTGCCCAAGGTGATATACAGCGTATTGGCGTGCAACTTAGTCTCGAATGCCCCACCGGAGCACCTCAAGCCGGGTTTGCGAATCAACGCCCGCCTGAGGGCTTCCGCGTTACGCCCTAGAGCGACTTGCAGGTTATCATACAAATCCCCTAGCGTAGTCATCAACCCATCGCTGATGTGCAGCGTACACAGAGCAGGCCTGACCGGAACGGTAACGCTACTCACGATATCTGCTCCAGCGTGATGGTAACCTCACCAGCAATCATGATGATGCAACCGCGATAACCCGATGGATGTGCCCTTTCGTCAATATCAAACCCTAAATTAATATCTATCGCCCGGTTAGCGTCGAATGATTGCTCCGACAGCATATTACCGGCATAAGATTTAGACGCAGGCGTGACATACCAGTGGCGGTGGTATTTATCATAATCAGCCGTGGGGGGACCATTATTAAAACCGTGCTCAATATTTTGCCACCCGTAAATATCAAGCTCGAGCTTGCCGTCGATTGAACAGTGAACTTTAGATGTATCCGGCACCGAAGAGCTGTCTGCTGGGATAACCTCAAGCCACACCTTGCCGGCGGGGGTCCATGGTATTCCGTTTATGTTATTGACCTTTCTCCGCTCGTACGATCCGTGTGAGATGAAGTCTATTGCCACGATCCTTGCACCTGGAGCTGGGGGGTAAAACGTCCCGCAGTAAACGCTGCCGCTTGCGTTGAATGTATCACTACTCGCATTGATCTTCACCGCGATGGGGAGCGATATCGTGCTGCGCGTGATGTTGTAAGACGCAATGGGCGGCACGCCCCATGGCACGGATTGCCATTCGGAGTACTCCGAACACAACATGCCGGGGGACACCACGCGAGCGCGGAATTGCGGGCTTTCAGACGATTCCGCCATGATCTGCACGTCACCCGCCAGGCCTTCATATACCAAGACCTGCTCTTGATAGCCTATCTCGAATAACGTGCTACTGCGCTTGAAGATCTGCACCTTATACGGCATCGGTATGCCGGCCTCGATCTCAACGCGGAGGTTAACTATTAGCGGGTCGTCAAGCACCCTCTGTATTTCTAGACTAGGAGCGGCGGGACGCTTGAATACCAAATCCGCCCCGGCTAGGATATCACCCGTGGAACACCATTCTCCTGGAAGACGATTCGCACGGATTGATATGCTGCGCACGTCAGCGCAGTATCTTACACCATGCACTGCCGGAAAGGATACTAGATATGGCGCGTTATCGTGTCTGGGCAGGATCAACTCGCGGAAGATAACCGTATCCGACACCTCTCCGGAGGGCTTGTAAGGCCTGCAGCGCACGTCGTAGGCCCATATCTCCGTTTCGGGCTGCGCCGGCTGCCATGATACGTCTAACATAACGTGACTAGCAGAAGCGTTGGCTAGCGACGAGATGGTGTTAGAAGCTATCGCAGTACTACTGCCAGGCTCAGCGCTCAGCGCGGTGCGGCTATGTATCTCCAACGCACGCGGCGCTGGCGGCGGAGTTACGGCCTCGTCTTGTATCAACATGAAGCTGTTTTTGGATCGCAAGTCCCACAAGATCTCCACCGCGCCACCCAGGTCGATGGTTAACTCATAAAGCGGTATCGAGTGCGGGCCGTAAGATTCTGTCGTGCTTAACTGCAAGCCCTGCATCACACAAGACCTGGTATTGTCACCCTGCGGGCCTGGCTCGGGATGATAATTCGGCGCGTATTCACCCGGAGCTTCGTAGTGCATCCTCTTGATTAGCAGCAGGTATCCCTTAAACGACTGCCCCAGCTGATACTTCAGCGTGATCTCTTCCTCGGGTAGAGACATCTGGAAGTCAGGCCAAACCACACCGGAGGCGTTGCGGCAGATTAACAGCAGCTGGGTCCCAACCTTGATGCATTTTAGCTCATACGAGTCTGCGGAATCCATCAAGATTCCCGGACTGCGCGTCAGCACGCGGAGGCGCTTGTCGACATTAGCCGCATGCGCCTCCTGCACTGACATGATATCATCAGCCAGGCTGGCTACTACCCCTGGCTCGAGGACGTACTTTTCCATTTAATCCCTGTAACGCCTATTTGTGCAAGGATACGATAGCGGCGATTCCGCACCGGCAATGTTGCCTATCGTCATTGCATACACCTTGTCTCGAGTAACGTAAGATTCCACCCATACCAGGTTGGGGTCTTCAGAGGGCTCGACTCCGAATTCCCCGTTTGTCACACGCGCCTGCATGGAGTAGACCTTGAATGACGACACCGTATCGGTAGTCGATGCCCCGACTTCGGTTATCTTAATCCAACGCGCCACTACGGGGATGGAGATCTCATCATCAAACGCCCCCGCGGTGGTGTCATTCCAGTAAATAGTCTCCCATCCACTGATGGGAGCTGTACTCTGATCAGCATCGCTGTAGGATACGGCTATACCCCCACCCGTGGCGATTGTTCCCGTAATCTCCATGCGATGCACGGCGCGCACGCCAAAAGAGGAGTAATCCGGGAATTTATTCTGCCTATGCCATGGCTCTTCAGGCTCGAGGCCGGCGCCTAGGTCGATAACGATAGCCGCGCCATTACCGGCAGTGCTCGTTGCAGAAGTAGAGGCATCGCCGTCATAGATATTGCCAGGATTGGACCATGTACTTGAAGTACAATAAGAAGCATCCTGCCAATCCGTTTCAGGGCCACTGATGGCGCCGCCTTCTAAAACCAGGCTCCAATCTATGGGGGCATCAAAGGCCTCCGCCGACACCGCCGTCGGGCTTGGTGCAACATTAGGGTTAGTTGTCGGATTCCAATCAAAGAGGGACTCGGAAACAGCCCCACTGGTCGCTAGCGCGGTAGCAGCCCCCGTATCGAGCGTACAGGACAGCCTAACCCCGAGACAATGCACAGCCATCGCACACTCTGTGTCTGGGGAACTAGAGAAGTGGATCGGCTGCAGGAGTGGATAGGTGTGCTCACCCGGCGAGAGATCGACATCGTCACTCTTTAGAAAGACACGCCCCACTCTAGTATACTTGCTAGCGCTAGCACGCCTTTCCCAGAACGTAAACGTTAGCGTACAAAGCCCACTGCCTAGACTCGCTATTCTGTAGCGCAACCACGATATCGTGCTACCAGCAGAGGGACGCCACGACTTGCAAAACAGCGTTGTATCGTCAGGCATTAACTCGCCCCTGTCACGCACACCCCAGCCGCAAAAGCCACTATTGCCAACACCCTCATAGACCTTGATCTTGTCGTATATCTGCGTGTCCATGATGTTGTTAATGCCAAAAACGCTAGCCACGACATACCTCCTATATCTCGAAGCCTAAGTCAGTATAACATCTCTTTGGCTCGGGCAACTTACCCGCCTAGACTGTACGGCCCGCTGAAGTCCGAAACGCCAGGGGCGATATTAAGCACGAAACTAGTTGTCCAACACGTCGCAATGCTAGGGGCAACACTCAGCGTGGCATTGCTTATCCTGAGATCACCCACTACGGGGGCGGGTAGTTGAGCTAAGCCATAGCCCATGTATGTAACGCCAAACCCGCCCCGTGGATCCAATACCCCGCCGAAGTTTTGACTAATCACCGGCGACCTTAGCGAGCGCAGCGTGGTTTCGTTGTACACTATGTCGACGATTGCATCAAGACGCACTACGTAATATGCCTTGTCGCCCATTGGCTTGTTGCGATTGATAAAAGCCACTACGCGGTCCCAATCAATGGCGAATTCTCCAGAAGAAGTATCGAGAGGAAGATCGCCGTTAAATGCACAAACGAAGGTATGATGCGTCGCTGGATATCCTATCGGATAACGCGCCCACAGCCATGGATCAGTCACGCGGTCGATGATATCACACGCCTGGACGAGTAACTCACCCACGACTATTTCATCGCCAATGGCTATGTCTTGCCAGCCAGTCTCGCCTAGCGTCTTCCACGGCAGACCTGTGTCGTTCTGCACGATAATAGTCCCACCGGGGATTCTCAGCGTTAAGCTTGAGCTATCCATGGCCTGAACTATCCCACTCGCGGGAGCTATCGGCCAGTCGTTGTGAATGTAAATACCGCTAGCTAGTGAAGGCAATATCGGGCCGAGCAACTGACAAGCCCATAGCGTCAAGAGATCCCAATACGTCCGGCTTTCTTTTTTCCGCGCCGGGCCATAATCGACAAACTCGCCGAAACGATCCACCATGGTGTCTGAATACTTAGCTCGCCACTGCGTTGCCCATAGAACAATGCAAGCCTTGCCATCTTCGTAGGATATCATGTCGGGATCCCAGTAGGATGCATCGTGGAAGCTGATTGTCCCGTACTCGTTGTCATGAATACCCGTCGTAAAACTGAACTGCCCATCCGGGGCAGGACCGCGCAGAAGCATGCTGTCGACTTTAGCTAGGGAGTCATCCAGCTGGTCAATCCTTCTGATATCAGGATCGACGTAGTAGCTATGATACGCAGGGTCAGAGGGGTCGTTGCTTACTCGAGTATCTTCACTGAGCACAACCAGGCGCGGAAATGGCTCGTTGGTATCACCACGATACGGCCCGGAAAGCAGCGTGAAGTCATGCTTATGCTGCTCGAACCATACACTGAAAGCCGATAGCCATTTCTGCCAGAAGCGCCATATGGCGTTGGGGTATTCCCGATTAGCGGTTACCCAATCCCATATGTCGGCTAGACAGCTCCACACGGTAGAGAAATCGCTGCGATCCAGCGACTCTGAGTGCCGAACGATGAACGGGGATGGGGTGAGGGTCATGTCACCGCCTAGCCAACGCAACATGACGCGCATCGGGGACTAGGATGAACTGCTGGCGTACTTCAATCGTTAAAACCCCGTCGGAGGCTTCAATCATGTCACACGACCCGTCGAGGTTGTGCCGCATGGCTGATAGCCGCGTAAGGGTGGCATTAGCCACCCCAGGGGCTGATTGTATCGACTCCTCCAGCATGTGCGCGTCTATGCGTTCCAACACCTGACCGTTGACCGCCCGCGATAATACGTCTCTGATGGTTGTAGGATGCGCCGCGCCAGTGTATTCCGCCTCGACGTATAGCTCGAATGGGGCGTAACTCTTGGCGAGGTAATCATCAGTCACGTTTCGCGAGGTATCGCTGTCGAGAATTGCCTGCGCACTCGCCACGGCAGGCTCGGTGTAGTAATTCACCCTGACGTTACTGCCTATCACGCCGGCAAAGTTGAGATAGCACGAGTCACGCGTGGAGAACCTCAGGCTAGGGTTATTAACCCCGAATGACCAATGCTCGATTGGCGTGAGAATAATCCCCGTAGGCTCGCCCTGCGCGTCTAGTAGCTGAATGTTCTCTATCCACAGGATGGGCCACGCTATCTCTCCGTGGATATGCAGATTGCGCGGCGATATGCTTTCCGTAGCGTCAACGTTGTAAATGTCAAACGACGCCGCCGAGGGATTAGAGCCCGTCTTGATGTAGATATCGCCCATACCGCCTACATGACCGCCACGCGAGTTCCAACTTTCGGCATAGATGTAATCCACGCCGATAGTGCTATCCACGCTATTGGTAAAAGAACTAGGATAACGCGAGACGAGCAATACCTGCGCCAGATTGGCTGAAGCTCCGGAGGCAACGCCTAGGTACTTAAGCGTGTCTAAATCATAAGCCTCAAGCATAATGTTATCCGCAAAGCCGCCCGGGCCGTTGGTATGACCGTCGAACCAATCCCATCGCGAGGCTTGATAATTCCACACATACATGTCAATACCGTATTGGGCATAAGACGTGTTTGGATCATACCCCTCGGCGTAGGCATAAGCCCTAACGGCAAACGGCTGCTCGAAGTCTTCACACACCAGGCGGTAATAACTTACAGCATGCCGCGGGTCGTGATAACTCACCCCGATGTCGTCCCAATCCCAGAAATAGCTATCAGTCTTGCTGCAGGAGACGCCGACGTAATCACCCTGCGATTGCGGAGTGTAAGCTCCAAAGGTCAGGCTGGGCTCCAGGGGCATACTACCGGATTCATCCCAAATCCAGAAAGTCAACGCATTGGCCGAGTTGAAGTCTAGCCTGAAGTTGTAAGTCTTATCCGCCTCGATATTTACATGACGAGCGGCGAGGTAAGACATCTCGCCCCAGCCGGTGTGGGTGACGTTTTCAAGCACCACCGTGGGGACTGCTAGGGCATTGTCCACCACAAACACGTTTAGCATATCAGGATTAGTCGAGGGCCTTAGGGCTATGCCGTATCCGTCATAATAATGCGCAATCGCCTTAGTTACACCCTGCGGGATATCACGATACGCCGTTATGAATGCTATGCTGGGGATATCCCTGTCGTCAGTTGTCTTAAAGCTCCCCGTGATAGTTGTGCCCAGGAAGGGAGCCGTGCCGGGCAATTGACGCATTGCAATCGGAGCGGTATAGGCAAACTCCTGCTCGATAGCCTCCGGGATAAGATCATCCGGAGCATATCCCTCAAGAGCACCACTTTCGGATATGACTATTGCCACCGCTTTACTCCTCTGATTTATGTAATTTAACCCACTCCGGCAGGAGCGTCAACTCATCGTCATATATCTTTTTACGAATCAGCTTGGCCGTCTTAGGCGCCATGCTGGATATCATCTTAGCCACCGAAGGGCGATAACTCTTCGGCAGGTCAACCTCAAGACCAGCCCCTCCACCTACGGGGGAAATGTAAATCCTGTCAGCATAGAGATGGATATTAAGCCCACCCCGGCGTATCGCTACATGCTCACCATAGGGGCCGACACCGTAATGCACGTTAGAGCCGTATCTGACATGTGTGGATTCAGCTCCCCTCCGCGGCATGGCCTGCGGCAAGCTGTTGGACACCACCGAGGAAAGATCTCCGATGGTGTCGTCGAGCGAATAGGCCAATTTTATCAGATGATGCATCACCACTCCTTACTCGATTATCTTAAACGAACTTTGTGCTAAGTCAACGCAAAATGTGGTATAAATAATCTGAGGTGTTGAAGTGCTGTTCGTTAAGTGTTACTCAAAAGGAGGAAACATCATGTCGCATCAGTTCATGTGGTATCTCTCCCGCACCTCGCGGGAGAACGCGCCCCTCGGGTATAAGATAGCCTGGAGCCTGGCAATGTGCTCCATGGCAATCCTGCTCGGACTCCTGTGCGCCATCCTCGACATCGCCGAGGCGCCGACCTGGGCGCACGTCGCCCTCTGGGTGGCCAGCGTAGCACTCATCGTAGACGCGGGCCTCTACACCATCCTGCCTGGGGTGGTGATGGAGTCCTGCAAGCAGGTCACACGGGCTTGCGAGGAGGCATCCCGTTGGCCGAAGAGCGTCGCGGAATCCCTCAAGCTCACCAACGGGATCGCGGTCTTCCTCGCGTGCGCTACATTCGCCGGCTTCGCCCATCTCATGATGATGCCGGTATATTCCAATCCGCCTGACCGGTTTATCCTCTGGGTCATGGGCTCCCTGCTCATGATCCTCATCTGCATACCGGGAGGGCACCACGTGGTAAACGCCAGCCTTTTGCCGTGGAAGAGCTACGGCATTAGGCTCAATATACAAGCCAACCTCACCGAACTCCTCGATGAGGCTCCGGAAGAGGAGGGATACTGGTGAAGATCAGGAAAGGAGATGGAGACATGTACCCCCTCAGGGTCATAAACCCCAAATGGGGAGACAAGGAATGGACCCCTAGCGAGGAAGACTGGTGGCGCGACCACATAGCAGGGGTAGATGTCGTGGCCACCCGGGGCGATGGCACCTGCGTGGGGTGCTTCTACTTCGACCCCGAAAGAGAGGTCTCCTGCCCCAGCACACGCTGCGGGCCGGACTGCAGACACGGCAACCGCAGCGACGGGAGACGCATCATATGGGTGCGCCCCGACGCGCGAGGGAGGATATGAGATGACACAGGAATTCCAGATCGGCGATTTCGTCAGCTGGGGGGGCAACGGGGAAAACGAATGTGGCGTGATAATGCGGGTCGAGGCGGAACCCGACGGATCAATAGAGTACACCATACGGAACCGCGATCTAGGTTGGGAGTACATCAAACGAGGCGAGCTGCCCATGACCTTGCTGGGCAACAATAAGCTCGGCTTGGTAAGGCACTGGGTGGCGCTCTATGACCTAATGTTAGACTTCTCTCCACGGGAGCTCTTTGGCGACAACACAAAATTCAGCGAGACCCCAGGGGTGGTCTGGTGTAAATACGAAGAGGTGACGACTCTCCCCGCTAAAGCGGGGAGCTTCCCAGAGCACGCTCGCCGTGACCGGCCACGTTACGCTCTGGCGGCCCCGTCCGGGCCGGGTTGACCGCAAGCATCAGGATATTCCGAGCGGCATTCACGTCACGGTCAAGCGTGAGACCGCAGTCAGGACACACATGTACGCGAACGCTCAAATCCTTCTTGACGACCACACCACACCCGGAGCACGCCTGCGAGGTGTAGGCAGGGTTCACGGTCACGACCTGCGTACCAGCTTCTTCCGCTTTGTACGCAAGCAGTTGTTGGAACTCTGCCAGCCCCGCGTCATGCGCGCTGAGGGCGAGGTGGTGATTGGCCGTCATGAAGGCGAGCGTGAGGTCTTCGAGGGCGATCAGCGAGTAGGTGTCGGCCAACAGGCGCGTGAGCTTGTGCCAGAAGTCGCGGCGCTGATTGGCGACGCGCTCATGCAGCCGGGCAACCTGCGCGACGGCTTTTCGGCGGCGGGCGCTGCCCCTCTGCCTGCGAGCAAGGCGGCGCTGGGCAACACGCAGTTGGGCAAGGCTCTGGCGCAACCAGCGCGGGTTTTCGACCAGCGTCCCGTCGCTGAGCGCCAGCAAGTGGCTCAATCCCATGTCAATCCCAACCGCCGGGCCGGTGTGTTCCAGGATTACCGGGTCGGGCAGGTCGAGCATCAGGCAGGCGTACCAGCGATGCGCCCGGCGCTTGATGACCACGTGCTTAATCGCCGCATCATCAGGCAGCGGGCGGTGATACTTGACCTTGACCTCGCCCACGTTCTGGATGTAGAGCATCACGCGCTCGCCCATCCGCAGCTTGCACCCGTCTCCGTGCCGGTATTCCAGGCTGTGGAAGCGGTCGCGCCCCTTGAAGCGCGGAAAGCCCGGCGTTTCACCCGCTTTCAAGCGGCGGAAGAATGCGACGAACGCCTTATCGAGGCGGCGAAGCATCTGTTGCACGCTGGTTGCGTTGAGCTGGCCGAGCGTGTCGGGATTGGCGTTGCGAAGGTCGCGGAAGTACGCCCACTGCTGGTAGTAGCTCACGCCCTTACCCGTCTCTTTGTAGACGGTGATGCGCTGTTCCAGCGCGGCGTTGTAGAGCGTGCGCCCCTGCCACAACAGGAAGTCGAGCGTCCGCGCTTGCGCCTTCGCCGGATACAGCCGATAGCGGTAGGTGCGAATCACGCGCTATTGTCCTTTCTGCTCGTCAATGTACCGCTTGATTGTCGCGGCGCTGACGTGCCCGGCTGTACCAACATAGTACGAGCGAGTCCAGAGCGAGGGCAGCTTCACTAGCACCGGGTATTTGGCCCGTAGTTCGTGCGAGGTGACTCCCTTGCACTCCTTTACCACTTCGGCGGCGGAGGTGGTCGGGAACACGCGCACGAACATGTGGATGTGATCCAGGTTGATCGCCAACTCCAGGATCTGCCAACCGCGCTCCGCACACTTCTCCTCGATCAGCTTGCGGCAGTCGGCAGCGATGCTGCCTTCGAGGATACGCTTTCGGCGCTTCGGTGTCCAAACGAGGTGGTAGACGATAAGGTGGACGCGGTGCTCGTCGCGTTGATATTCAAGGCTTCGCCCCGGCTTCTTGTCGTTTTTCATGTCTATATCATACCACAAAACGACAGATACAGCAAGGGCTTGCGCGGAGGAAAGTCGGCTGAAGCCGAGGAGAAACCCGCCTATCCGCACGGGCTAAAGCCCGGCGGCTTGCGGCGGGTTCAGGAATCTGTCAACTAACTTCTTGCCGAACATTGTCTCCCCCTATCGCCAACCGCAAAAGCAGCTGGTCCATCTTGCCTAAGTTGGAGTAAAGACCCGCCTCTACTCCCAGTAACGCGCCAACTAACTCTGACTCATGATGACGCGGCGCTATGTCAACAGAACCCTCGTTCGCAGGATTATTCAGCAGCGGGCTTAGACTATCCTCAAACATGGCTAACGCTTCCGCTTGATGAGCGACGAGGCCCTCAATGCGATGCAATACCCCCGTGAGGGTTTCTAGCCTAGCATCAAGAGCCTCGCCTGACATATCAGCTACTCCTCGTCAATCTTCCGGTCAATACAGAAATCGCCAATGGCTAATGCTCGCCGATACCTTCTGACTTCTCGCTCTAAGTGGACGATTTGATTCGCCAACGACAGCACTGCGTCAACCGCGGGAACGTCAGTGAGCTTAAAAGCCTTGAGACAATATTCATCTCTGTCTACTTGACATTTAATGGAACCATTGACAACAGGCCCCATGGCGCTCTTAAACTTTTCAAGGCTTGCGTATAAAGCATCCACGGCAATCTGCGTGAGAATCAACGCGTCGTCCAGCGTCATGGCTCCATCGCTGGTAATATTGCCAATTTCCGAGATATCCCTCTCGGTTATGTGATTAAGCCTATCCAGGGGTATGCCCACAATCTTAGCCAGCCTACTGCGATCAAACAACGGATGGGGAATCGCATCCCGACGCGGGCCACCATCGTCACCATGGCCATCCTGGCTGCCGCAATCACGCCTCATCCGCCTGAATCTGGTATCAGCATCATCCATGACTTACCCCCTAAAGCATGACGCCCCCTTCGCAGAGGGCATCATACCACAACACTCGACTAATGTCAATACCCTAGTCCATGGCCAACCCGGCTACACTGTGCGTCGGGTAAATCACCATGCCCATCCTCCACGAAACCACGATGTCAAGATTGGAGGACTCCTTCTCAACCCTCACCACCGGGTCTTCACTCACCACGTAACCTATACCATCACCCGCCAGGGCAAACATCCTCTTGTCTAACATCGGGTGAACTACCACCCGCTGAAGCGGGGTGGTTTTCTGGCGAATTTCTTATAATGTCGCGGTAAATCTTGCCACGCATCACGTCATCTAGACTAATCGGCGGCAAGTCCTTCACGTTACACGAATAACGCGATGCGTACTCGTCCAACTCTATGGACAACTTCGGCATGAAGTCCTCACGAGCATCACTGTACTCGTCGAAATGCTGAACTACTACGGCATCACGGTCAGTCTCCACGTCACGCGTGCGCATCAACTCATACTCCGGCTTGTGCAACAACGACAACGGAGCACATAGCTTGTGCAGCAAATTGTCAGCAATGAAATAGAGATGGTCAGAGCCAGGAATCCTCGACTCACCATCAGACGCCGTGTCTACGAGTTTAATCATGTCAACCCCCGTTAAAGTGATTAACCCAGGCTCCTCGGCCCAGGCACGCCAACACTAGATGCAGTAAACGGCCTCAAGGTATCTCGCAACGCGTCAAGCTTGCCCGCCTGCTCCGGCTGCTTCTGAGGCTGCTGCAATGGACTCGATTGCGCCAGTATGCTGTTAGGACCACCCGCGGATCGCTGTATCATCGCCTGACGCTGCTGAGCAGCACGCTCCAACAATAACTGCTGCAGCCGCTGATTCTGCATGTACATCGCCGAGTACGGCGTAGTAAAACTCCCCCCAACAGCATTGAGCGGAGACATCGCCCCCACTACGGCAACCTTCAGCATCTCAGATAGGCGGCTCATATCCAAACTCCTTCAGCTTAGCATCCGTGAGGTTGTACTCATGCGCAAGGTTAGACCAAAAGGTCTGTATCACCGTCGCACGATGCTCCGCATCATCCTCACCATGCTCTTTGTCCCAATTAATCATGCCACCATAGAATTGGTCAACACGATTCTGTATCACCTTACGCCTCATCTCTTCCTCACGCGTTATCTGACCATCTATGTATTGCGGCCAATCCGTACGCAAAAACTCCGGACGCACCCACGTGACACGCCGCAACTTGTCCCGTACTTCCTCGTCCTTCAGCCTTAGTATAAAAGAACGCGAAATCTTGTCCATTGATACGTTGTGCTCTTTAGCCGCCACACCGAATACTTCAAGCAACGTGCGCGACCAGCGGTCTTTTAAGCCACCAGCTAGAGATAATCCTAAAGCCTTGCCCGTACTCGTTAGAGCACGCATAGCCCTAGATACCACGGCTATGTCTTCAGCATTCTGCTCAGTTAAACCACCACCGCCATGCTTCTCGAGTATCTCCTTCTCCTTCTTAGTCGTGCGGTGTGTTATCGCCGGCATAACGTCAGGACCGGATACTATCACGTTATTCGCCTCGTCTTCATTGTCAATCAGCTCCTTTAACAGAGCAGCGCGTTCAGCCTCTTCAGCCGCTCTCGCGGCTTCCTTAGCTTTCTTGGCTCTAGCACCCGCCTTGCCGAATTCAACAAGACGATTATGCCTAGCCAACTGCTGGTCATATATAGCAGCAAGTCTGGTTATGACGATGTTGTACATCAAGCCGTCAGATGTCTTTTTCGTCTTCAGCTCGATTCTATTACGCTTAGCTAATTCAGCTAACCCGCGCTGCGCGCCTTCTGCATCACCACTGGCGATTACGCTTAACTCATCCACGCTTATGTTAAGACGTCCACCGTGTTTCCACGCCTTACACATAAGGCGCATCAACAGCCCCTGCGCTTCTAAACCGCAAATCGCCAATTTATCGTCACTCATCCAATCGTTATGATAAAGCGGGAACCAATCCCATCTATCTACTCCTCTAAGCCGTGGTGTCATCTATCTGCCCTCGTTTCCCCATTCCCCTTAGTCTGGTTAGGGGCGCTGGGCATGAGAGGGGAAACCCATGCCCAGCATAGGTGGGTGACTTATGTCCACCTGCCCCAGCGCCTCGATAATGCAAAAGGTTCCTGGAGGTGTCAAGGGGGTATCTGTTCTTTTTCCCTTTTCAAAGCTGTTGCTAGGTCCGGAAGCGTTTCCTATTTCCTATTTCCTATTTCATTCTCCTTTCTCTTTTAGCAAAGCACCCCTAAAATGTATCGTCTTGAGGGTTTCAAAATTACGAAATCGGCTGTACGCAAAAATGGCGTCGTTTTTCGGGAGGAAAATAAGAATAATTCTTAATAAGAAAAAGTCGGTCGTTTTTTCGAGCTTCGCGTTTTCCGCATAACAGATTGCGTTTTATCCACTTACAAGAATCTCGACAATTCTCAAAATGCCAAAATTGGTCAAAACGCGTAACGCCTTGAGGGTTTCAAAGATACGGATTTGCGTCTTCGTAACGCCTTGAGGGTTTCAAAGATACGCGATCGAGAAAAATCACTTTTTGGAGCAATTTTTAGAGGCCGCGCGCGTATCGTGTTGAGGGTTTCAAAGATACGTTTTTCGATGCTTGAACATGTTGCGGCAGTTGAAGATAAGAATTTGCAATCGCGTATCGTGTTGAGGGTTTTAAAAATACGCGATTTTAGAGGTTAACTCATTGTTGATTATGCATTTGCAAATTGCATTCTCGTAGCGTGTTGAGGGTTTTAAAAATACGGATTTCGCATTTGCAATGTGTTGTCAGTTGACATGTTACAAAACGGATTTTGGGGCGTCGCCGGTCCAGAAAAACGCTTGTCGAGACGATGCTGGGCGGGGCGGGCTTGTAACTAGTTTGTAATCCATAAGATACCCAATCGTGAAAAATCGAGAAAAATTCTGAAATTTTCTCGACAAAAACGCGGCGGAGGAATGACGGGAAATTTCGACAAATGGCATCCCTCTCCCAAACCCTCCATTCTTGAGGTATAAATAACTCGATGGTGCATAGTCATTTACACAGAAGGAGGACTCCAGTGGAGGAAATTTCGTGGAAAGACATGAAACCGGGCCGTCACTATGTGGTGGTGAAGCCGAGCAAGGACAAGACTTTTCGGAAGGGTGACCACGTAGAGTGGTGGCAGGGAACGCGTTCGCAGTATGGCATCTCTTGCCGTGAGGCGCAGGGGTGGATAGACGGTGAAGATCTCGAAGAAGCTGCCGAGGGTATGACAGTTACCCTTGACACAGATTGGGCGAAAGACAAGTTGGCTTCGCTCAAAAAGCAGATCACTTACCTCAAGAGGAATTACCCCGGGCTTTAGGGGGGTCCGTACATGTTCATGGACAGCGTGTTACACCTCGTGGATCTGATATCGAGTGGAGCTTCGACTCTGGAGTTAGCCAGCGCGGCTGATTCCGTAGTGCAGGCTTGGCCGTTGGATGATCAGGAGGAGTTCGACACCGGCATGGCGTTCGTCTTTGCCGCCTGTATGAGTAACACCGACTTCATAGCGTTGGCGGCTCTAGGCGAGCTTCTCCAGCGAGTGCAGCCGGATAACCTCGTCAAGGTCTTAGAAAAGCTCAAGGAGGCGGCTGCAGCAGCCATTGAGGAGCTGGAGGGGAGCGATGTCTAGCATCTGTAACAAGTGCAAGAGTGACGCCACGAAGGCCGATATGGAGCTAAGGAGTAAAGGTCACCGTATCCACAGGTTCGTGCGTTGCGATGTGTGCGGGAATGAGTGGGAGGAAGTTCTCCGGTGGCATCCGATGGAAGACAATGATGCAATTGCGGATATGCCGTGTCCGAACTGTGGTGAATACGTGCCTGACGATGCGGATCCGTATATAAAGTATCATCCTGGGCTAAGAGAGGCCATAGTCATCTTCACGTGCAAGGAATGTGGAGCGCAGTGGCCTGAGGTCTTCGAGGGTGAGCGCGTGGTGATGGCTTCGGAGGCTATTGAGAGAATCCGGGCTGATTTCGTAGACGCGCTCGATACCCTCGGTGAGGCGTGCAGCGATCTTGATGAGGTAATGGACGCCGATGACTTGAGGGAGGGTTGGAATGTCAACTAAGTTCTACAAAACAACGCTCACCGTAGAGGTGTTGACGGAGGGTCCTCTTCCCGAGGGAACGGATGCGCGGGACATAGTTCTCAATCGGAAGTGGATCCACCTGAAGAAAGACAGCGAGACGAAGGAGATCAGCACGCAGCAGGCCCTCAAGGAGCTGAAGCTTGCCAAGATAGATCCCGCGCGCGCCGGGCTCTGCTCGGATGGAAGTCTAATAGCAGACGGTCTGAGGCTGGATTGGAGACAGATGCCACGTCGCACCGATATGTGGCAAACGGCACAGTCCTATGAGAATAAGCCGTTAGCGATAGTTGGCCGGTGGCTAATGGGCGACGACATACGCTACAAGATCTACATGAACAATGGGGAGTCAGCCCCGATTTACCACAGCAAGGAAGAGGCCATGTTCGCTGCAGAATCAAAGATCCGCGCCGCAGTCAGTGCCTTAGCGAACACACTAGGAGGGCGAAATGTCCAGTGACCGTAAGTTTCACCGCGCGAAGATCCAGCTCGACCTGTTGTCGAGCGAGCAGTTACTCTACCACAGCGTGGCGGACCTGATGCGTGCGGTTGAGAACGGCGTCGTGATCAGGTTACCCGGTGAGAACTTATACTCTGATGTCGATGCAAAGCAGGCGGCAAAGCTACTCAAGGACGCCGACATCTCGCCTGAGGTTGTCGGCCTCACTAAGGATGGGGCAGACCTGAACTCAGTGCTGGGGCTTGACTGGCATATAGTGGGCTCACCGGCGGAGTGCAACTGGGTGGCATTCGCTGGACTAGTCGATGGGGACACTCTTCAGATTCGTGTTCGCCCTATCGACTATGACGATGAAGTCGGCGAAGATGATGACAAGCGGTATGTTTACGGCTTCAACGGTGAAGTCGGGTTAGGATCCTACGACACGCCCTACGAAGCCATGGTAGCCGCTGAATCCGCCCTGAAGAGGATGGCCAAGGCCATCAGCGCAGAGTTCAAGAAGGTGAGGTTGTGATGTCCGATAAGTTCTACCACCAAGAGATAACGTTCGCTGTCCTTTCAGAGAGGGAACTGCGTTCCTCGGTCGGCTTGCGCGATTTATGCCAGGCGATGGCCGGCCTCAACTGGGCCACCAACGAAATAAACAACGCGCCGAAGTGAGAGCACAAGGGGCCGGGGATATCTCTCCTCCGGCCCCCTTCCAACTAGTGTATTTTTTTACTAAACCATACCGCGATTGTGTTATAAATATAATGGAGAGAGGGAAGCTAGTCGCAGCTTGCTCCTTGCAGCCAGATTGATCACCTGGCCAGAGTAGTGTTGCATCGGCAGCGGCCATCGCAAGATGGAAGCCGATGCTCCATTGAGCTCCGGCCCGAAGAATGCCGCTCACGTCCTGTGAGCTTGCGCTTCCGGCTATGGGGCATGCCGCCCTGAGTGGCGGCTAGGGAGAGGGCTGCACCCCCCTCCCGAAGAGTGGCCCGGCTGGCATGGTGTCAGCCGGGCTACAACTGTCCCCGTCGTGCAGGATGGGGGAAGGATAAGAAAATGTTCCAGGAAAGCGTTCAGAAGATGCTCGCCATAGCCGGAGATTTCCTTACTTTCGTGTACAAATCTGCTCCTACTGCCTCCTTCTCGAGAGGGGACCGCTACGCGGCCCTGGAGGGATGCGGTATGCGCCTCTCCGTATTCCGATCGGGAGGGGCGTTCGTAGACCTCGAACCCGACTGGAACGTAGATAGGGGATTCGAGGAGGACCCCAACTACCAAGATGACCGCGCCAGGCTGATCGGCCTGGCGCGGGAAATGGGGGCGAGTATCCCTCCCGAGGTGGAGGGATACTAAAAGGATCGGGGCGACCGGCGTGGGCCGGCGCCCCGCATCCTCTCAGTACAGATTTCTTTTTTGCCCTCTCTAGATTCCTCGTATACTTCAATCAGATAACCAGTAGCGAACAAGGAGGCTGGCATGATCACCAAGAATAAGACCTGGCTGGAGACCAACGGGCACTCCCTGTCCGAGCTTCTTTCTCCTGATACTCTAGCTCGCTTCGCTTCTGAGTTGGAGAAGATCAAGAAGCATGTCAGAGCCTTTTCTGATGACGAGGCGCTCCGCCTTGCGCTAGCCATCACTAAGCCCTTCGAACAGTTCTTCCCCAATCCATACATCTGCCCGGCTGGCAAGCGCACTGTAGGATACGGCCATGTCATCAGAGGGGGCGAGCCTCCTTACCCCTGGACCGAGCCGCAGGCGGCCGAGATCCTTCTGAATGAGTTCATCCAGACGTATGCCCCCAAGGCCAAGCTGGCCTGGAATGCCAGGAAGGATCGCAAGTTTCGTACTGAAGAATGGGACGATCTCCCCAGCAACATCCAGGCAGCCCTGATGTCTGCCGTATACAACTGCGGCCCTGGAATCATCTCTAGGGGATCGTGGGTAGCTAAGCCGGGCCTGCATGGCGCTACGTCGTACTACAGCTGGTCGAAGGGCGGTGGGAAGAGGCTGGCTGGACTGGTCAGACGCCGCTTCTGCGAATGGAAGCTGGCCACTACCGGAGAGATCGACCTCGAGCCCGCCGGGTGGAGGGAGATGACGCAGGAGAAATATATTACAACTTCGGTCCCGCAGGATGCGGGATCGAAGAATCTAGGAATCTAACCGAAGAAGAGGCCCTTCTCATCATCGAAACCCTCCGCTCCGTAATGGAGTAGGAGGGGGAAACCACCGACCCGATTGGGGGCTCCGGTGGTTTTTTATTTTCCACTTGACAAGACGGGTGTTTATGCGTTATAAACATGGCGATGCGCGTGTTAGTCTTAAACCGAGGAGGAGCGCATGAGCGAATACCTTAAAAGTGATTGCGTAAAGCCTTTAGGGTGTCCGGGGGTAAGGGCTGTCGCGCGGCGCGAAACTGCCTACACGAGAGAACGGGCTGATTGCGATAACGACGCCGACAAAACATCATTTATCGACGTGGCTTTTATACTTCTCTTGCCGGTGATAGCGCACCTTGTAGAGAGCCGCGCGTACCATAATGCCCGAAAGGGCATAAGCAAGGAGGGACCGCAATGACGGCTGCTTTGTGGGTAATCGCTGTTATGCTTGCCGTGCTTCTCGCACCGGCAATATTATACCTACTGCTAACTAGAAAGTGAGGGCGGCATGCAGATCAGACACTACGACGAACGCGACTTGCAACGGAAAATCGCGCGGAAAATCTCCAGTGGCGACTTCACGTTTCAAGTATGCCCTAGCTCTTATTTTCTGTGATATACGAGATAGCTTGCATGGCATTTTTATCGAGGTGAAACCTAAGGCGGGCGGGTATGCTCAATTGCTGTACGGCGTCTATCGAGAATTCGGAAGCGATGGAGAGCGCAACTTCACCCCGCAAATGCTAGGCGTGGCTAATGATAGCGAGATACAATTCTTCAACGTGCCTGAGTATGGCTTATTGCAGGAGTTCGCCAGATCAATAGATCCGTCATTAACACTAGCCCCATCGTCAGTGCCGCATAATCGCAATGCTGAAGCGCAGGCGATATTGGGCACGCCATTTGCCATTAATCATTACGACGAGCCACTCGATTTTCACTCGCCTTATGTATTCATCAACGAGCGCAATGTCATGTATATCATGTCTAGGCTTGAGCGTTACGATGTCGATGTGCGAGAGCTGATCCTCAAGATCGCCGACGTATACATTAATCAAGGCGAGATAGTCCTACTGCGTACTGGTGGTATTTCTGATAACATTGACGGCTCCACGGTGCGTGCCAAGAGGATACGCCCCGAGGATGAGTCTTTCGTTAAGGCGCTTAGAGTCACGCCGCGATCAGTTGAAGTCCTGCGCGCGCATTTCGATGAGTATGATCGCATTGAGGATCGCCGCGTGCTCGGCAAGTTCTACACGAAGCCGGAGTTGGCGAACCGCGTGCATGACATCATCCTTCAACATGTGGACCCGGACTTCATACTCGAACCCTATGCGGGGAGCGGGTCACTCGTGACTCCATTCGTGGACACTCCGGGGATAATGAACGATATCTCGCTGGAGGACATAGAAATCGCACGCATGACCTTCGAGGGGACTGCGTGGCGGGCTGATAATATAGACTGCATCAATGCGTTTTCCGCCGAGGAGTTGATAGATCGTTGGGGCTTGAGAGACGTGTGGACCGAGCGGTCGGTGATATTCACGAACCCGCCGTTTGGCTCTAGTCGGAGTAAGAAAAGTCCGGTACATGATGACCAGCATATTGCCGGAATGCGTGTTGATCCCCCTGAGAATCTTAAGCAGTATGGAAGACAAGATCGTATGCTTCCCGCAATTGGACAGCTTATTGAAGTGATGAAACAATTAGGGACAGGGTATCTTGCCTTCTTCTCTCCTCTCGGACTCTTTCTCGGTCGGAGAAGTTACAACGCTTGCCTCTCAATACTGCTAGAAAACTTTGATTTCTATTCAGGTCTTGTTATCCGTGGATCGGAGTTTAATGAAGTAAACTCGGACAAACCGATAGCATTCACAATCTGGAAGTTTGGAGGACGAACACAACACCTGGATATCGAATTTCGGATTGAAGGCCAGACAGTCAAACTCGGAGAAGGTACATTCTTGAAGGATGTTTGGAACGCATACGCAGAAGACTGTGATGGTCATAACCTTTTGGTGCGGTGTAGCACCGCAATGAATGACCCCTATCCAGCTATCTACTCGTGTCCCGAGTATCGTGAAGGAGCTAGAATGCCGGGAGCTAGGGTTTTGCCGGTTAATGTTACGGTAGAAGCTCTTTCAAACGGCGTTCCATCCGAGATTATCTACAGTCTGTGGTCAACACTCGTGGGCCAGCGGGCTATTGTTCCTACGCCCCTAGCTTTTGATAATGCCTATGTCCACATCCCGCAGGACTTCCGCTCTCCAGAGATGGAGCGCATTCTGGTGTATTCATTATTGTGGAACATACAGGTGGAAACCGTTTCTAACTACACCGGTGGACGCATAGGCTTCGTCGGCCTCCACCGGATTCTCGTTTTCGGCAACCCCGAGCAGTCAAGGGCTGTACGTGATCTCCTGGATCGCTATCGGGATGAGCCGTGCATGGATGAAACCGTGGGTGCGGTACTCGAACACCTGCGCACACGGAACGAGACTGGGTGGGCAGATGATAGAGCTCTCCGCAAAGACCTGCGAGAGCGGCTGTCTAAATTATTGGACGATATTGGCTATTGGGACCACATCGTGGTTAAGCCTGTGAACTAAGGAGGACTTGATGAGTCGTCTACCGTTGCTGCCCGGTGATGTCATCCTCACCTGGCGCGAGCCTGGCGGGGGATTCAAAGAGTTTTGGAACCGCTATTTTCATCGTGAGTTGATGCGCCTGTCGCGTAAGCGCTATCCTGGCGCATTGGATAATGAGCTGAAGGCTGATCACGTTAGGCTGTGCGTAGAGAGTGATGCTGATAGGTGTATCGGTTTTGAATTCACCGGCCCGGCAGCTAGGCATTTCTACGTCACGCAAGAGATGCTAAAATGGCCCGGGCTGAGGGTTTATCGCCCTAGGTTTTCGTTGAACAAGCTGCAGCATTCGATCATGGATGCTTCTATGCGCTATGATGGCACGCTATATGATCTAGGCGAGTTAATCGCCTTCCGTTGGCCGTGGTTGCACAAGCTAGACTTTGGCTCGCGCAATCGCGTATGCTCGACGGGGGCTAGGCTATTGCTATCGCACTCGCTGGGGCGCGATGTGCTCCCCGGCATACCTGAGAGGAAGACGCTGCCTTGCGACTTTGCGATGCATGCGGATTTCTTCAGGATAAACCATCTGGAGGAGTGACGTGGAACGGAAATCACTCGGTCGCACCTTGTACAATGCGGGATTGACGGCGCTTTATACTGGTGGGACACTAGCTGTAGCCAAGCTTATTTCTCCCGGCGTGTCGTGGGTGACCATTCCCGCCGCCGCCGTGGGCGCTTTTCTCGGCTATCTAATCGCGCAGTGGTTGCGCGGGAAGATATGGAGGTCAAGGTCATGACAGATTACGCAAAGATCGCATGGCGGCCGGGAGACGTTCAAAGCCTGGCGCCACAACTGAGCGATCAACGGGCGGAAGAGTTCTTGCGGCGCAATGAGAAGCGCATACAGGACGCGTTGATAAGTCATGGCCATGTTGTTATCGAAGCCCTGCTGACTGAAGCGGGGATAGCCACAGGCGACGACGAAGAGTAAACGAATTGCCCGGCGGGGGTGGTCTCCGCCGGGCGGGTGCGAGAACGACCAAAGCAACGAGTCATGCCCGGCAGGCCCATCGCCTGCCGGGCTTTTCTGTAGGGCGAGGAAGAACAATATGGGAGATAACCACGACACGCGGGATGCTCACGCAGGCGCGACGGATCGCATCAAGCGTGCTGAAGCATTCCCCCTGCAGAACCCAATACAGATTGTGCCTATCAAGCCTGACTGGAGATTGGGCGATGGGGCGGGAGACGACTTCTCGTGCCGGAGGGAGTGAAGAACATGTCCAACCCTCTTGAAGCAGATGGCTCCTGGGATACGCACACCGAGGCTATTAACTCATGGCTATTCGGTGAGCCGCATGATTGGGAGCCGCTTGTACATGATAAGCTGCTGGTATTTCCAGAGCACAACGACCGCGAGCAGCGCTATGTTGTCCGCGTGGATATCTCTCGTGACACCATAACGGTAGCTGAGCGCCCCATGCGCGTATTGCTGTTGACTAGTGTTAGCAGCGATGAGCATTGGCGCCAGCCGTTCTACAAGTCGTCAGGGTACAACAGCGGCATGCCGGGAACGTGGTTCCCATTCTACGGCTTAAGCGTGTCGCGTGAGCAGGACCGCATGTCGCGTGGTTGGTTTCGGAAGTACTACTACGAGCCTAGGACGCACGAGCTGATCCCAACTTGCGGGGAACGCTACCGCGAGCTTGAGCGTTACGGCAGCCATGAGATGCGGATGCTATCGTGGGAAATAGCGCGCCACCTGGGCGAGCTAGACGATGAAGAGATATCGGACTGAGTGGCTTTTAAAAGAACCAACCCGTGGGGGCTCTGGTTCTTTGCAAGCCCTTGCACTCTCCATGGCCCGCGCTGCCACGCGGGCTAATCTCGGGGCTGGCTGACAAGGTGTCGGCCGGCCCC